TTATTATTTAGAAAACCTTGCTTCAATAATTTTGACAATTCCGAAGTGGACCCAACAAACACGGCATTATTTGTAACATTATTAGAAACTTTAGTATTATCCTCCTGAACATCCTTCAGTTTTTTTTGTAGATCTATAAGTTTATCGGTAGTGTCCGCAACACTTTTAATAAGTTGCCCTGCCACTTCATATGCTCTTGGACTTCCTCCATCACCGGCAAGTTCCATAATTCCATTAATGGCTTCCTGACCTTTCTCAATTAATGAATATAAATTTGCTCTTGTATATTCGTAATCTTTTTTTATATCATTATTCTGTGTAGGAATAATGTCAATAGGTGTAATAGTCTTTTCTACTTCAACGATACTACTTTCTATATTCAGAGATTTATCCAAATCTTCATAATTATTTTTCATAATGAATCAAATGTCCCTTTGTTGAGTTGGACTATAAGTCTTAGCATCGCCATATGTTTCAAAAGTTTCATTAAATCCAAAATCGTCATCCGGACCTGCGTCAATCGGGTCTGGAACAAGAGTATATCTCATTTCTCTCTTGGCAGTTGTAGTATCGGTGCTCGTATATAAATCAACTTGAACCTTACGAATAAGACCCTCAGTACTATCAGAAATTGGTCCGAATAGGTAAGTCTTTGCTGTGAAATTTAAAGTATATATTAGGGTTCTCCGAGTTGAATAATCTCCTTCATAATCATCTGTAAAGGATACACTATCTAAAACTACAGGAATATCTCTTTTCTCTCCGATAGAATCTACCAAATCTACTGTCAGATTAAATGCTGGTTGAAAATTGGGAAGAATTTGTTCTACTATCTGTAAAGCATCATCTTGTAACTTGGTCATAATATTTAATTGAAACCCAATATTATATGGAACAGGCATATAAACCTTCTTTACAGTATCTCCATTTCCACAAGTTTTGAATGTTTGAGTTACATTTGCCTTTCTTGTAGAATCATACTGAATAGAAGTCATTTCAAATGATATTCTGGGAAGAGTAATCTGAATTGCCTTATTTAATTCAGATTGTTGCTCAATCCTGGCAAGAAACTTTTGCATAGGTCCATAACCAAGAGGAACCTTCATCTGACTGATTGCTACATCAGATGAATTTTTATGTTCTATGTAAATGTCATTAAAAAGAGTTCCAAATGCAGTAACAGTCTTTCTAATAATTTGGTGGTAAAAATAGGTTCCTAACGTTTTCCTGTACCCGTTTATTCAATCATTACCGTATTATATATTTATAGTATCAATATGTACCAAATGGATTTGATTCTGAAAAATCTAATATCAAATCAGCCTCGTTTTGTATCTGTAAATTATCACCATAAGTATCATATGGATTCGAATTGCTATAAGTGTTTACGGAATATTGAGCATTGGAAGTCGAACCCACAATTGTTTCTCCTGGAAAAAATCCATTTGGAGTTGCATTATTAATAAAAGAAACTTTAAGAATTTTAGTATCAAAATCCCAAGATTTAACTCTTGCTGTTGTTCCTGATCTGGACCCGGTTATAATCTCATTAAACAGATAATTTCCAATTCCAGATAAAATTGGTGGTCCATTAATCACAACTTGAGGGGAAATAGTGTATCCTACTCCAGGATTTACTACACTTACAGAAGACACACTTTGAGCAGTTCCAACCACTGATGATATTGCCGTTGCTGTTATTCCAGAACCAACACTTCCTATAATATTTACATATGGTGCAGTTGAATATCCAACCCCATTATCAGTAAGATTTATAGAAATAACGCCAGACTGTGAGGTTTCAATTCCACAAGTGGCAGCAGCACCAATACCGTTTCCGATAATCGTAATGATTGGGGCAATAGTATATCCAATACCAGCATTTGTTAATACTATTTGTTTTATAGCATAAAATTCAGATTTTAATTCAGTAATTGCTTTTGCCGATGCATTTGTTCCTCCGGAAGGTGCAGAAGATATGCCGATAGTTGGGGGAGAAGTATAACCATATCCATCATTATTCAGGGTTATTTCTCTAATATAACCAGTTCCAATTGTTGCTAATGCTGTTGCAGTTCTTCCAAGACCAATTAAACTTAAGGTTGTTATATATCCTTCATCTTCAATTTGAGTATCAATTTCGTGAATAGAAGTATCAATAACTTCATCTTCATATTCAAATAGTTCACATTTTAGTTCATAAACATATAATTTACCCAACTGATAAAATGGTTGCTCGTGCTCTACAAACTTAACTTCAAATAATCTTTGCCCCAAAGGAAAGTATACCAAATCTCCTTCTCTGGGTCTTGATGATAAAACAATTTCTTCATCATTCTCTGTTTCTAAAAAGGGAGCAATAAAATCTTCGTATCTTTCTTTAGATATAATTAAACTCAAATCATCCTTTAAACTCATTCCAAACTTTGTGAGAATATCTCCCTGACCGCTATATCCTTCATAATTGCTTATGTATGCTTCTAATGCAAAATTATCATCAAATTTGGATGAAGAAACCTCTCGGAGTATAGTTTCTCTTCTCACGAATTTTCTGGGAATATAAACTACATCTACGCCATAAATTCTCAACTGCTCATTAATTAATTCCTGAACAAGTCTTTGCTCATTTGGTGAACCTTGAAGAAAAAAGGGATTTAGTGCCATTATTATCCAATAAAATCGTAAGGTGGTAGTTCATATTCGAGTACCATTCTCTGTTTTATGTCTTCCAACTCTTTCTCGGCATCTTCATATATTTCTCTGCCATTCAGTTCAATTCCACCGGGTAATTTAACTCCCCTAAATTTAATTAGGTTCTGTCCCCACTGCTTTTTCATAAGTGAAGTTAAATATTTCTTTAAAAAACTATCATTATAAACATCAGTAAAAGTGTTTGGATCTAAAATTCTATAACAGTCTATTATTAGAAAAGTTCCGACTTGCTGAGATCCCCAGTCAATATCCAAATACATTCTATTTTGTCTTTTATTAAATCTTATCTGCTTATCAGTACTCAAAAGAAAATCAATATCCTCAAGATAAGTTTTTACCATCGAATATTGCAGTAAATCAATTGAATTAAAATAATATAAATCATTTAAGAATAGTTGATATTTAATGCTAAACATACCTCTAGAGATAGAACTGGCATCAAATTTAAAAACTTTTTCGATTCCAATTACGGAATCTGGAACTTGAATGAAATTGGAGGTTTCATAAAAATTGGAGGTAATTGTTCCAAGACCTGATATATTTGTTGATGTTCCTGTTGTAGTTACTAATCCAACACCACTTCCTCTTGATGCGGTTCCTCTGTTAATATCATCTTGAGTAAATTGATATTTTAAATACATTCTTTCTACACCATCAAAGTGCCTCTCCTGGAAGTACTGTAGGGCATCATCGACCAAATCATCTATTTGGTCGTCGGCAAGGTTAATCTCCAATACAGGGGCACCTAGGCGTCTTAGACAATAGTCTACGAGTTCTTGTCTGCTTGCAGGTTTAGACACTAATAGGTTCCTCCATCTATAACACTAGACCAGGTTGGTATTCCTGAATTATCAGTTGTAAGTATATAGTTAGTTTCTGATATTGCTGCCGCAGTTGTGCCCGTAGAAACTAATCGGTCGTTCGGATCAAAATATGCAACACCATAAGGTTGTCCTGGCAGATAATAAAATGACTGTCCTACCGTAAGAATTCCAGTAATATTACCATTTCTAACAGTAAATTCATCAAATACTAAATCGTCACTAATATAAAGATCGCCATCAATATATACATCATTTTTAAAGGTTGCAATACCTACAAACGTAGATACTCCACTAACATTAAGGGATGTAACTGATGCTATTCCACCAATTACATTTTCGGCAGTAATAGCAGCTCCACCAGCAGATCCAGAAATACTAGATACAACTTTAACTGTATTTTGTTGCCCTACTCTTACTTTTATATCAGACATTACCTAGTCACCCCCTCTCTTACGAGAACCATTCCCTCAATAACTCTATTTTTTATTCCATATGGATCTATAATTAAAATATCATAAACATATCTTCCTGATTTTAAATCAACAGTCTGTCCAGATGTTAATCCTATAGATATTTTCCCTGAGGTAGAAGGTGCGATTATACTTGTTGAAAAATTTATTGCCGAAGAACTCCCAGACCACTTTCTCATCTGAGCATCAACTTCATACTCAGTTAAATTGAGTGGAGAATTATTTGTTCCCTCCAGAGTAAAGAACTGAGTAAAATCAGAACCAGAATTGATGACTAAGTTATTAACGTATACTGCTGCCATCTATCTTTTTTATCTCTACAATTTATTTATATCTTACTTACGGTTGCTAAAACTTCCTGCTGTCTTAAATATAATTTACAATAAAGTTTTGAGAAATTTTTTAATTCATCAAAACTCAATTCATCAATAAACCTGGAATGTTTTTCATATTCAAATAGTTTATTAATAGTCTCTAATTCAATTTCATTTGGATCCATTTATCAATTCTCTCAATAAAGATTTAATTTCATCGATATCTTGTTTAATCATATCCAATTCTTTTTTTTGAGACTCTCTATTGTTAACTATATTCAAATATTGATTATATGCCAAAGAATCGCAATTAACAATAGCACCACTATTTTCATCCCTATAGAGATTAGTGTGACCCTTTACTCTAATCATCTTACGGCAATCGTTCTAAGTTCTTTAACTCTTGGTGGATATGCCTGATTGGTTCCTGACATTACAATTTTAATCACATATCCATTAAATAATCCAAGATTATCGGCAGTAAATTCGTATTCTTTAAATTGATTATCTAAACTGGAACTTACAAACGAATCTGGTTTTCCGTTATTTAGAGAAGGATCAACTACCGAAAGTCCTGAAGTAGTAGATCTAAGATTATCATAACCAGGAAATAATTCAAATGATTGTTCAACTTCAGAAGAGTCTGGTCTAAACAAACTATATAAAACTCTAAAATCGGCAGATTCGTGACGATATGCAGATAAAATAACTTTAAGAGAAGTTGCAGGATTTACCAAATTTACTGCCCTTGAAACATATACCACAGCGTGTGGATCATCTAGTATTGAATTAGATCTACCATCAGATGCATAATCAGAAACTGGACTGTTTAAACGACTAGAAATAAACTCAGTAAATGCAGTGTCTAAAAATATTATAGGTGATAAATTAGAATCAGTTGTGCTTAAAGTTATTCCTGTAGTAAATGATTTATTTCTGGGTAAATTGTCAAGATATTCAGTTTCATTTTCTTTGGAGCATACGAGTCTCACACTTCTCAGGGTATTCAATGCATTCAACTGGACTGGTTCAAATCCATTATCCAAGAATGAAGTTTCATTTCCACTTACACTTGTCCCAGAAACAGATCTAATAACTGCAGAAACAGATGTAGAAGATCCTGGAGTAATTAGGTCATATGTTGGTACTATAGAACTATAAAGAATATTTTCGCTTGCTAGAACTTTAGAACCTCCTAAGTTCTCTTCCGAGGTAAATTGCAGTTGAGGCATTCCTGTAGGGGATCCATCAGAACTTCTATTTGTGTTTGTGCCATTTTCACTTCTATTAATTTGGAGATAATATCCATCTAATCCAATATCCAAATCATCAATGTCGTGAGTCTTATTAATTCTTCTCAACGAAACGCCATTCAATTCATATTTGTACATTAAACTATTTACATCATGATCAATTGAAATAGTAGAATCTATACCTCTATTAATAGTACCTAAGAATCCACTACCAATAGACTGATATTTAATTATTTCATTTCCAATTTTTACATATCCAGGATTAGATCCACTTACAGAAACTCCTTCAAAAGTTCCAAAGTTTGAAGTATCTCCGATAGCAATTGTTGTTGACGTTGAAGTTATTGGTGAAGTAATTGCAATTGGTGCGGTACTAGATTCTGCATTATAAATTCTAAGTTTATTTGTATTTCCATACATTCCGTGATCAAAATGTTCTACTCTTAAATAATTTCCGGAATATTGATTAGTTGAAGGTGCAAAGTTTCTAATTGTGGTACTTGCCAGGGAAACCAATGCATTAGAATTATTATAGTAACTCAATCCGGCACCAACTGTAAAAGTATCTCCTTGAA